CAACCATAAAAAAAGCCCTTAACTCAATGAGTTAGGGGATTTTTTGATTCTTGGGGTGTGTTCTGAAATGGGCCACTGGAATCACTATGGAATCATGCGGGAGCGAAAAACTGCGTATTCAGATAGACGGTGTGATGTCGTGGTTTTAAAGGAACACGCCAGGAGCATTTGGCCAAAGTGTGCGCAGAACCGCAAAAGACGTGTGTGCCATAGCATCTGCTATTTCAGACTTATTTGAGGACATGATGGAGCATACTGCATCAATCCGGTCTTGCACTGCCGGATGAGTTTCTGATTCTTCCCACTTATGCTTAGCCAAGACCGTGAGGGCAAATAGGGCAAAATATATCCCTAGTCGGCGTTTCTGGTTTACGAGAGCGACATCTACCTTTTGGCTTTTTGCATATGTTTCCGCACCTTCCAGCAGAAATTCGGTAGCGAATTTGTCGCAACTAAATTCTTCGAGACGCTGTTGTGTTGGGTCGGATTGATTTGCTCCGGTTCCGGATTGCTGATGCTTTATATGCTGCACCTCGTGAAGTAGTGCCCACGCAGTAGAAATAGTGGCGATTTCACCGGCAGCCCGGCTTTGTGGATTGCTATTTCGATCTGCATAATTTCCTGGTTCTGCCACGCCAAACGGCAACGGTTCTAAATCCGGATTGTCGCTTGTGATCACTGCATCAAATGATGCGAGCATTTTTTGAAACTGATCAAGGTGGTCTAATTCCACAACAGGATTTTCCGCGACAAGCCGATAACCTTCCCATGCTATATAACCAGAGAACCAAAAAGCTCGCAGGGCTCTATGGTTAAAAACTATGTATCTAAAAGCCCCAGCATCCATGATGAAACGTCCATCGGGATGGTTGTCATCGACAAGTTGGAATGAGGGGGCCAATAAATTCCATAGATCTTCAAATTCTCCATTTTTTCAGGCGCACTGCCGACGAAAAGGTTTTTGACTGCCGTTTGGACATCTACGTCGTCTCGGTGATGTTTTTGTCCTATCACCATGCTATTTCGCCGCTTCAATAATTTTTTCGGTTACATCAACCACGCCTTCGCATGACCAAATGTCGTCAGTAAGCAGGAAACGCCAACTGTTTGTTGCTTTGACGTATGAAGCCCTTTCAGCTGCAAGGGCATGAGGGATCAATGCCGCCCGCATGACAGAAAATTCCTCCGTGAACAAAACGGCTGCAAGGATATCAAAGTTTTTATCGGCAAGCGCCAGAGAAGCCTTCTGACCACATCTGTATTTTTGCCCGTCTTGTTCGCATAGCTGTCTGCTCTCGGGCGCGTCGATTCCGTGAAGCCGGATCCGCTGACCATGGATTTCGATTGTGTCGCCATCAATTACCGATGCTTGGCCCGTGATTTCGTCAGCATGGATAGGAGCAGAGATAATCAGTGCGAAAGCCGACGTTAAGACGAAGAAGGGAAACCTCATACCTGGCCCCCAGCTACAAATTGGTCATAGGTGTCCCAATCCCGTGGATCGTCATCTAATAGGTCGGAAGGAGCATCATTGAACATCAATAATGAAATTGACTGCCCAAGCCTGTTGGAAAATACGGTTAATTCCTCCACGGGTTCGTTGACGCGTGGAAAACGCCATATGTCGTTTGGCAGCTGAATAGCTTTATTGGTCTCGCCATTCTGGGCTTCCGGCCCTTGACCTGCTATGGATCCATTAGGAATCGGCATCCCTGACTTAATGAAGACCCCCGTTTTGAGGGCTGCTTGGCTGGCACGTCCCCACAGGGCATAGCCATCTCTGGCCACCACCATGGCAGCCCGCATATGGGTGAAGTCGATCCACTTTCGAATGGCTGCAGTCAAAGATACGCCATACCGGTCAGTTATGTGGCCAAGCAATTCAATCGTAATCTCTTCGCCATCGACCTGTTGGCGATAATCGTTCATAGGCATCAAAAGATAAGAAGCGAAAGTATCCGCTTCCTCTTCCTGGATTTGATGACTTTTGCCCCAGAGATTCCTTTCCAAAGGCGTGCAGGAAAATTCTTGCTGCGCTTCAGGTGAGATGACCTTGTCCGCAAAGTCAGATGCAGATAATGGCTTACGGTGAAGAAGGTAGTGGCCAAATTCGTGAGCCAATGTAAACCGTTCACGACCTGGATATTCTGTATTCGTATTGTGGATGATGTGCCATTCGGCTTTTTTCTTATGGTGCCGCAGCATGCCCTCGAAGCCTTCCAAGTCACCGCCGACAACCTTGGTGATAGGATCTTCGTGGTTTTTGGATCTCTCCATAGCCAATTCCCCGACATCCACTGGGAATCGCTCTTGGCCCAAAACCATGTCGAGCATGTTGGATAAATCGATGGCAACCTTCGCGGGGGAGTTTCCGATGGTATCGGTCATTCATCCTCGTCTTCATCTAGGAGCTCCAGCATGCGCTTGAGCTTTTGTTTTGTCTTGTCCGGCATTCCTCTGTATTTGCGGAAAAACTCCTGATCAGACGCATCAATTTCAGACACATTTTCTGAGGCCAAAAGGTATTCCATCGTGGTGTCTAAGGCCTGTGCAATGGCTTGTAGTTTTTCTGCCGACGGGCGAGCAGAGTCTTTGTTTTCAAGCTCCCACATGTAACTTTTGCCAGATCCAATCGCTCCAGCAAGCTGTTCAAGAGTCAGCCCTTTTTTCAGGCGTTGTTCTCGAATCCTTTCTCCGAGTGGCGTAGGCATTATTCCTCCCATTATTCGCCAAAAACCGCAGGTTCGGTATAGCGTTATTTCTAATCCTTGACAAGCGTCACTGGCCGACATAGATTCGCCAAGGTTCGCTACAACATTACTTTTATTAATGTGGTGGCAGAATTTTGTGAAACAAGATTGTTCAGTGAAAGGAACAAACATGGCTCGAAAAGAACGAGTAACCCGTGTGATTGATGGTGACACTTTTGAAACCGCCAGCCGTAAACGCCCTATCCGCCTTGCTAATGTGGATGCTCCGGAAAAGGGAACCCGTGGCGGTGCTGCTGCGACCAAGGCATTGAAGTCGATGATTGAGGGAGAAACCGTTTCCGTTGATACGGTTGCTCGCGACGTCTATGGCCGTTCGGTTGCCAAGGTCAAATTGGGTCGCCGTTCTGTCAATAAGGCGGTCAAAGATCGCCTGAAGTAATCCTAGAGTGTCCGATTCTCTACGAATCGAGCTCAGCAACATCAAAGGCTAAGGAGAATAAGAATGGCCTCAGTGACGACCTTCATTCGCAACACGCCTGCCTCGTCGCTGCAGGCATATTTTGAACATACGGGCATTGAGCTTTCGAACCCGATAAATTGGGATGGCCCTGAGCCTGAAGTGGTTAAAGGAACGCTCCGGGCTGTCGATGACATGACAGACGATGAACGCGCTCGCGTCCTCAATGATGCTGAGCGTGTTAGCGCCTTGGCCGATGATGCCGGGCAGACAGCTCTTTACAGCGTCGCGGAGGACCGGACAGTTCTGGATGATCTGGTCAACGGTCATGCGCGGCCACTGTGGATGTTCCTGAATGCGCCGACCTTGTTTCGCTTCGCTGAAGAGGTGCGTTTCACGGACGAGCGTCGGCGTGGACGTAGCTGGGATGGCTTCATGGCACCAGCCAATCTTGATCTGAACCGTGATGCCGTCGCTCTGGAGGCATTTAAGTCAGCTTTGCGGGAGCGGTTTTCCTCCAATAACATTCATATCGATATTTTCAGCCGTCAGCGCCCGACCTTTGATGGTGAAGACTGTGAATTGGTGCAGATCGTCATCTACCGGGAGGGGCTTCCCGATGCCTTTTTGGCGTTCGATGATGAAGGTGAATTGGTGCGCCGTGCGCGTCGTCCTGTGTTTGAAGCAGCGATGACCTATGAACCGGAAACCGGCGTGATTGAGGTTGTGGCCAATGATCGCGAAAGCCGCGAAGAAATGGCGCGATACATGGCGCGTGACCTGCTCGGCGTGGAGTTTCAGAGCGAGAAGGTTCCGCTCCGGAACTATGACCTGTCTGTTCTCTTGGCCCCTCATCCGTTCCAGACGGATCCAGACGACGGGATTGAGTCTGTGGAGGTGAAGCAATTGCGTTTGATGCCGTTCGATAACAACGGAGAGCGCGTCACTCTCGAATGCTTGCGCAAAGCGGATCGGACCATCTGGAAAATGTCGGCAGACCGTTTCGGCGCAAACGACCCTCTGGCTGGTGGCTGGGTCGCAACCCAGGCCAAATTGACCATCAAATTCCACCCGAAGGGTTCATCAAAACGTGGACGCACTTTGCCGCTGACGATCACCATGCCGCACGGGTGTAACTTGAAGGATCAAACGGAAGAGGAACAGCTGATCGGTGAGAAGTACCTGCGCCGTTGGGGCATCTTGAATGACGTTGACTGATGTGGTTCCGCTTTCCCGGTCAGATGTCCAACTGTTGCAGTCGATCCTGCAGACGCCTGACGCGTTGATCACCGGTGCGGCTTTGGATGGATTTCATAGTCGTTTGGCAGAAGCGCTGAAGGTATCAGGTGTCTTGCAACCGGACGGGCATCAGCTTGCGGCGGTTTCGGTTTCTGACCATGACGATGAAGCCGTCACCCTAACTTGGTCGCCGGAGGAGGGTGGCTACGGCTATTTCAATCCTGAGAAGGGTTGGGTCTCCGTTCCTTCACCGTCGCTTCAGACATATGCCGTCGATATGGAGGCTGTTTTAGGGAGGCTTTTTTGCCGTCTTGATCTGCCTTCCAACAGCCGCCCGGTAGAAAGGGTCCCTGGCTTGTTATGGGAAATCGGTGATGTCCGCCTTCCTGGGCGAAGTGGCCGTTCCCCGGTCTGGTTTGCTCGGCGGCTTTCAGACCATGATACATGGGATCAGGTTGGCCGCTATCTTTCTGGTCACCCACCCGCTGATTTCAGGGTGGTTGTTTCAGCTTCCCCGATCCCTCAATTTTCCCAAGCCGACATCAATCGGCATGACTTTATCCATTTCCAAAACATTGAGGCCCACGACGTGGGGCTTGTGATTGATCCGAGCAGTCTTTCTGCGCAGATCACGACCGGCGCATCGTCAAATTGGGATGAACCAGTCCGTCATGCGTCCGGGTTTCGCCATTTTTGGGTTGGTGATCGGGAATTCCGGTTCAATGGTGATAAACAGCGCCAGGTGGTCGAGTACCTATTTTATGTCTGGGAGCGAGGGGAGACTTCTGTCAGTTCGGCTCGGTTGTTTTCCGATCTTGAGTTTGAGACCAGTAGTCGTCTGCGGGATCTGTTTAAGGGGCACAAGGATTGGAAGGACCTGATTGAGACCCGGAAAGGGTCTTGCCGTTTGAAAGTTGAAGAGTTGCTTGAAACGCAGAGGGCTGACGCCGATTGATCATGTCCTCGGCAATTCGAAGCTGTTCTATGACCCAGTCAAATTCTGGCGCTTCGCCGAGCATCATTCCCTGCATGGCGCCATAGTCCTGTTCTAGAACAGAAAGCAGGTCATCCTGCGGGGCAATGCATACTGAGCCAGGTACGGCCTCGTCGAATTTCTTCCAGGCCTGTTTGAAGGCAATCAGATTGTGCTCACGAACGGCGTTCAACAAGGCTTCGTTTGCCAAGGCTGCTTTGCCGGTATCTGTCCCTGTGATCATAGCCGCATCATAATAATGCCGTGAAATCCGGTCCTTATCTGTCGGGACGCGCTTTTCGTCTCGGTATCCGCAGTGTGCCCCATGCAAAATCAAAAGCTTTTCCAGATAGGTGCGGGTCGGTTCAATGACATGAAGGTTGGGGACGGTGAAGGACCAACCATCGCTGAGCTCTCCTGAAATGTAAGCCTCAACAGAAGCTGTGGTATTGGGATCCAGAGCGGAGCGGGCCCCGGCTTCCAGTTTTACCCGAGGCTGAACATATGAGGTGTCAGCGCTCGGATATAGCGTCGGATATTCGATGAGCAGGGTTTGCTGGTCGGGGTCCTGGTCGTCAGGCTTGATCTGGCATTGCTCGCCGATCAGGCCAGTGAGAATCTCGGCCAAATCCCCGTGAATGTAATTGCTACAGGCTTCCTGCAACTCGTCAAAGAGGGCTCTGCGTTTTTTGTTCGAAAGCCCCTCTCGCGTTGTCGGGTCTCGATCGTCGCCGAAGCCCAGGTCATTACGATAGACCACAAGATCAATGTCTTCGGAAAACCGCTGGATTAGATCAAAGGCTTTTGAAAGAGATGTACCGCCCTTGAACAGCAATTGGGGATGTCCGGCGGGAAGCTTGTTAAAGAGCGTATCCAGCAAGAGGCAGACCCAGAAGTCTTTTTCGACATAGCTGGGGAGGGTGTCGAGGCGTTCAGCTGCCGCCTCGAACACATCTTTTCGATCTTGTTCTGGTAGTGATAAAAACCGCTCGAAATCTGTACTCATACGGCCTCTGCATGTTGGTCTGCGACATCATGAACGATAGATGCAGCCCAACCAGGCAGATGCGCACTATTTCGAATGAGGTCTTTTTTGACGTTATCAGGCAATTTCTGTTTCAGCATCATGGTGACGCGGTCATCTGTTGCCGCTTGCGGGCCAAGCCAACGCAATGCCTGTGCAACAGGGGCGGACATTTTTCCAGCCCAGGACATAACGTTCGGGCCCGCATGGCGCAGGCGGATTGTCCGGCCACCGATTTTGACGTTGCGAGTGGCCCCATCCGTTACATAAGTGGTTTTTGCTGGAACGGCATTTGTCAGCCCCAGTTGGTTGGCGGAAGCGATGCCGTCGTTCATGATTCGGACGCTATCCCGCCGAGCAACGGCGGCGACGGCGGAATCAATGTTCACAGGCGCAGGGCGCTTTAACACGCCGCTGATACGCGGCAGATCGTAAAGACCATGACCAACGCGGCGCAAATCGCCGCTTTTGACCAGACGTGACAAAGCCTGATCGACAGCCGCACGGCTGCCAATGTCCAGGAAATCCTTCGGGGTGCATACCCACTTTCCGCGACCCTTGGCCCTTACGCGGCGAATGATTTTATCAGCTATACCAGTCATTTCATGTACCTTTATGGCTCATAACTTGTCAGAAATATAGCGTATTTTTCTGACAAAATCAATTCCTCCTTTCTCCCCTCCCTTTGGCCTCCCCGGCTCCTCCCCCCACAACCGCCATTCTCCTCCCAGGTTTTCGAACAGCCCCCAAGGAGGACTCCATGGCTATTAAACATCTCAATCAGATCGAATTGGCCGATCGCTGGAATATCAGTGAGCGCACACTTGAGCGCTGGCGGTGGACCGGTGAAGGCCCCGCCTATCTCAAAATCGGTGGACGGGTCGTCTACCGGCTCGAAGACGTGGAAGCTTTTGAAGCAGACAACCTCTGCAAAAGCACCACCGAAACCCCGAACGATCTCTATGCGTAAGGGGGCCGCCATGAATATCCCCAACCGCATTCAAATTGATGACCTGAGCGCCATGGAGGTGGCGGACATTGCCTCTCTGCCGGTCGAACAGCTGATCGTATTGCAAGGTGAAATCGCCGAACGGCTCACCATCACAAAGCTGATGAAGGACCGGTTCGACAGTGCTCTTGAGTGCCGTTTTTCCCTTCAGGCGAGAGAAGCCCGCGCAGCCCTCGGCAAAGACACGGGCACGGTTCGCTTCAATGAAGGTTTGGCGCAGGTCGTTGCTGATCTTCCCAAAAAGGTCGCCTGGGACCAATCCCAGCTTTCTCAGCTTGTCGAGCGCATGAAGGCCGAGGGCGATGACCCGGCTGAATACGTCGACATCACCATCAAGGTTTCCGAACGCAAATACGCCTCTTGGCCGAGCCACATCCGCTCGGCGTTTGAGAGCGCAAGGACCGTGCGTGTCGGCAAAGCCTCCTACCAACTTTCCCTGAACGATGAGGTGCAATCATGACCGCCAAGACCAAACTCGAACGCCTGCGTGAAGACAACAGCTATCTCGTGGAGCTTCCCGATACCATCCGGATCCCGCCTTTGGGCGATCGCCAGGAAGAGGTGATCAAACCCATTGAGGCAGCGTCCATTGATGACATCGCTTTTGCTCAGCTGGCCCTGCAGGCCAAATCCTCTGCGCTTTACGGAGAAATCGATGCGCTGCGCCGGGTCTACGACATGGCCCGCAAGAACGGATCCTTGGGGGCAGACAATGCCCTTGATGCGGTGACTTCGAAGAAGGGGGGCAAGTGATGACGCTTCCCATCATTTCCGCCGACGAACGGTTGTCTGAGCAGCGCGGGATCAAAGGCTGCATCTTCGGAAAATCAGGCATCGGCAAAACCTCGCTTCTTTGGACGCTGGATGCCCAATCCACCTTGTTCTTCGATTTGGAGGCAGGGGACCTGGCGATCGAAGGCTGGTCCGGAGACACTATTCGCCCTCGTACCTGGATTGAGTGCCGTGATTTCGCGGTCTTCATCGGCGGCCCAAACCCGGCCTTGCGTGACGATCAGGTCTATAGCCAGGCCCACTATGACGCGGTTTGTGAGCAGTTTGGCGATCCGGCAGCGCTGGATAAGTACCAGACCGTCTTTATCGACAGCATAACGGTTGCGGGACGTCTGTGTTTCCAATGGGCCAAGGGGCAGCCGCAGGCCGTTTCTGAGCGCACGGGCAAGCCCGACATGCGAGGCGCTTACGGCCTGCATGGCCAGGAGATGATCGCCTGGCTCACGCACCTTCAGCACACCCGTGGCAAGAACGTCTGGTTCGTCGGGATCCTCGACGAGAAGCTTGATGATTTCAATCGCAAGACCTTCGTTCCCCAAATCGACGGCTCCAAGACTGGTAACGAACTCCCCGGCATCGTCGATGAAGTCATCGCCATGGCCGAAGTCAGCCCAGATGGCACGGATCCCTATAGAGCGTTTGTTTGCCACACGCTGAACCCGTTCGGCTTTCCCGCAAAGGATCGCAGCGGTCGGCTGGACCAAATCGAAGAACCCCACCTTGGCCGTCTGATGGAAAAGATCGGCGGTCCCGCAAAACCGGCAGGCGAGAGGCTGAACTTTAGTCGCCCCGTACCACCTGCCGAGACCCCGAACCCTGAAGACGACAAAGGAGCACAGTAATTATGACTGGTGCATGGAACGACTATAACGACGCGGAATCCCAAACATCCTACGATCTGATCCCAAAGGGCACCATTGTGCCGGTGCGTATGACCATCAAACCCGGTGGCTATGATGATCCGGCTCAGGGTTGGACGGGTGGATACGCAACTCACAACGATACGACCGGCTCGGTCTATCTGAACGCCGAGTTTGTCATCCTCGAAGGTCCGTTTGCCAAGCGTAAGGTCTGGAGCCTGATTGGGCTTCGCAGCCTCAAGGGTCCGGAATGGGGCAACATGGGCCGGTCTTTTGTACGCGGTATCCTGAACTCATCGCGGGGCCTTTCCGACAAAGACAATTCCCCGCAGGCGCAGGCTGCTCGCCGTATCAACGGTTTTACGGATCTGGATGGCATCGAGTTTCTGGCCAAGATTGATGTCGGCAAGGACGCCAATGGCGACCCGAAAAACGATATTCGGTTTGCAGTGGCTCCCAACCACAAGGATTGGGATACGTTCAAGTCTGGTGGCGGTCTCTGGACGCCGAGCCAATCGGCCCCTACCGCAACGGCCCAGCCGATGGCCAATGCCAACACAGAAGTGCAACCGACTTCAAACCCCAATCGCCCGTCTTGGGCTCAGTAGGGGAGGCTGGTCATGTTACTCCGTCCCCGCCAGAAAACCTTCGTCGAGCGCAGTGTTCAAGCGCTCGGCGAACACGGCAACACCCTGGCTGTTGCCTCCACCGGATTTGGGAAAACCATCGCACTGGCCGGTGTCACCGGTCAGCTGTTGAAAGGCAATGATGCCAAGGCCTGTGTGCTTGCCCATCGCGATGAACTGACAAGCCAAAACGAGGCAAAGTTCAGTCGGGTCAATCCGGGCCTGAGTACGTCTGTTGTCGATGCCAAAACCAAATCCTGGCAGGGGCGGACCACGTTCGCCATGGTTCCGACCTTGGCTCGTAAATCCAACCTTGCTGCCATGCCTGCTCTTGAGCTTCTGGTGATTGACGAAGCCCATCATGCGGCAGCCGACAGTTACCGTCGCATCATTGATCAGGCCAGGGACAAAAACCCGGACGTTAAGATTTTCGGTGTTACGGCCACTCCCAACCGGGGTGACAAGAAGGGTTTGCGTCCGATCTTTTCCAATGTTGCCGATCAAGTCTTCATTGGAGAACTGGTTGCTTCCGGACATCTGGTCCCGCCCCGCACTTTCGTGATTGATGTTGGCGCACAGGAAGCGCTCAAGTCGGTTCGCAAGACCGTGGATGACTTCGACATGATGGCCGTGGAAGCCATTATGAACAAAGCGCCGATCACGGATGCTGTGATCCAGCACTGGCGGGAGAAGGCGGGTGATCGTCAAACCGTTGTCTTTTGTTCGACGGTCGATCACGCCCGCAATGTGCGTGACGCTTTCCGCACTCAAGGTATCCAGGCCGCCATGGTTTATGGCGACATGGGCGCTTCTGAACGGCGCGATGTCCTGAAGGCCTATGAGCAGGGGGAAACCCAGGTTCTGGTTAATGTTGCGGTTCTGACCGAAGGCTGGGATCATCCGCCGACCAGCTGTGTCGTCTTGTTGAGGCCGTCTTCTTATAAATCCTCCATGATCCAGATGGTTGGGCGCGGCCTGCGTACCGTTGATCCCAGCGAACATCCGGGCGTGGTCAAAAGCGACTGCATTGTGCTCGATTTTGGCACCTCCAGTCTTCTGCATGGCAGTCTTGAGCAGGACGTGAACCTTGATGGAAAAGTTGGCTCAGGTCCGGCCCTGACCAAGGAATGCCCTGAGTGCGCCGCCAACGTGCCGCTGGCCGTCATGGAATGCCCGTTGTGCGGTTACCACTACCAATCGGAGGATAAGGAAGGCCAACAGCCGATCTCTGATTTCGTCATGTCGGAAGTGGATCTGCTCAAGCGTTCTAGTTTCCAATGGTGCGATCTCTTTGGCGATGATGCGGCGTTGGTCGCAAATGGCTTCAACGCCTGGAGCGGCATTTTCTTTCATCAGGGCCGCTGGCATGCCGTCGGCGGTGGCAAGGGCCTCAAATCGCATTTGTTGGCCATGGGTGAGCGCACCATTTGCCTGGCTGCAGCCGATGATTGGCTGAATGAAAACGAGACCGACGAAAGCGCCCATAAATCACGCTCCTGGCTTAATCAGTCGGTTACCACCCGTCAGCTTCAATTCTTACCGCCCGAATACCGTCAGGATTTTGGCCTGACCCGGTATCACGCATCAGCTCTGCTGACATTCCAGTTCAACAAGGCCGCAATCACCAATCTGGTGTTGAACGCCCCTGAAGATAGCCGGAGGGCGGCATGACCCATGGTGACTTCAGGAAACGCTGCCGCCCGTTTGAGGTTTTGGCATCCGCGCGGGGAGCTCTGTGCAGTCTGTCGGCGACCAACCCGTGGTTTTGGCTGGTTCGACCGCCATTCATCGAAGCGTCCGCGTATTCAGCGGTGGTTCTGCTCCATGGACTGCCAGGGTTTTTGGTCGCGCTTGGCGAAGGAGGGCTTGGGCATGGTTGATCTGACCGAACAAGAAAAAGCCGCCCTCCGCCATTCCGTCAAAATGCTGGCCGAAGTGATGGAAGAGATCGGTTGGGAAACCCGGCTGATTGATCTCACCGAAGGCCAGGTGCTCACTCTCGCTGAAGTCTGCGTTGGCGGGTTTCAGGACGCCATGTTGTCGATTGCCAAAGGCGAAGACACGGAGGTCCCCTTTTGATGCTGGACTACAATTCCTCCCAAACATTCCCCGATCAGGTGAACGCTCATATTGATGAGGCTTTGGTTGCCGAGAACCAATGCCAAACACCCCGCCAATATCTCGGTGGCTCTCGTCTTGGTGTCGCCTGTGAACGCGCTCTGCAATTCGAATATGCCCAGGCCCCGAAAGACGATGGTCAGGATTTCGATGGGCAAACCCTGCGTATCTTTGCTGCCGGTCACGTCTTTGAGGACCTGGCCATTGATTGGCTGCGCAAGGCTGGCTTCGAGCTCTATACGACCAAAGGCAACAAGCCTGGTGGAGAGCAATTCGGATTCAGTGTCGCCGGTGGCCGTATTCGCGGTCATGTGGACGGCATAATCAACGCAGCCCCGGTCATGGATGGCTTTCCAGCCCTTTGGGAATGCAAATCACTCAACAATAAGTCCTGGAACGACACCGTCAAACGCGGGGTTACGGTTTCGAAGCCGGTTTATGCCGCGCAGATCGCTACCTACCAAGCCTATATGGAAGCCTCGGTTCCGGGCATTTCTCAAAACCCGGCTTTGTTTACCGCCATCAACAAGGATACAGCGGAGCTTCACCATGAGCTGGTTGCGTTTGATGGTGGGCTTGCCCAACGCATGAGCGATAAAGCGGTGCGCGTCATTCAGGCGACAGAAGCTGGTGAGTTGCTGCCCCGTATCGCGCAATCGGCTGATTTCTTCGAGTGCAAATTCTGCGACTGGTCTGATCGGTGCTGGAGAACCGGCGGATGAGCAATGAGGTTGTAAACATTAATGACTGGCGGGATTTCAATTCAGCCGCCCCCCAGCGCCAAGACGATGCCCGCCAAACGGGGCTCTCGGTTGATGAGATCAAGGTGCGGCTCAATGCCAATTTGCGTGGCCTTCTGTCCTACCTTTTTCCCGCCGGTGTTTTCCGTCATGGAAAATTTCTCGTTGGCGATGTCCGAGGCAACAAGGGCGAAAGCCTGAGTATTGAGCTCAACGGGCCTAAAGCCGGGATGTGGCATGACTTTGCGACAGGTGAGGGTGGCGACGTGCTCGCACTTTGGGCCGCAGCAACAGGGCGCAACACCCAATCGGATTTCCCATCGTTATTGGATGACGTTCGCCAGTGGCTGGGCGAGCCGCGACCGGAAACTGTAACTGCGGAACCGGAACGTACCGTGCCGATGGACGAGTTGGGGCCGGTGACAGCTAAGTGGGACTATCTTGATGGAGAAGGCGCTCTGTTGGCCTGTGTCTATCGCTATGACCCGCCCAGTGGAAAGCAGTTCCGGCCCTGGGACGTTTCATGCCGGAAGATGAAGGCTCCGGAACCGCGACCGCTTTATAACCAGCCCGCCATGAAATCCGCCATGGATGTGGTGTTGGTCGAAGGCGAGAAGGCGGCAGATGCCTTAATCAGTCAGGGTGTTTGTGCCACGACGGCCATGAACGGGGCTAAGGCACCGGTTGAGAAAAACGACTGGTCACCGCTTTGTGGCAAACGGGTCTTGATCTGGCCCGACAAGGATGCGGCAGGTTGGCAGTACGCGGAAGCTGCTGCCGAGGCTACTCTTGGAGCCGGTGCGCGTTCCGTCGCTATTCTCATGCCGCCCCTGGATAAACCGGAAAAGTGGGATGCGGCGGACGCTGTCGATGACGGCATGGACATTGATGCCTTCATTGCCAACGCACCGCGTCAATCCATCGTAAGCCCGAGGCCCAACGCGCAAGCCTTTAGCCTGAAGCAGTTGCTGGGTGATCGCTCCCCCATGCCGGACGACATCATTGCGCCCCGCGTATTGACGCCATCAGGCCTGCTGGTTTTCGGCGGTGCGCCCAAGGTCGGTAAAAGTGATTTCTTGCTCTGCTGGTTGGTTCACATGGCCGCAGGCATTGAGTTTCTGTCTTTTACGCCACCGCGTCCATTGCGCATTTTCTATCTGCAGGCCGAAATTCAATACCACTATCTCCGGGAACGCCTTCAGGAAATCTCGTTGCAGCCTGAGGTGATCCGCCAAGCCCATGACAATCTCGTCATCACACCGCAGCTCAAGCTCATTTTGAATGAAGCGGGCGTTGAGACGGTTGGTGCTTTAATCCGAAAGCACTTCCCCGATGGCTTGGACATCATCGTCATTGATCCGATTCGAAACGTCTTTGATGGCGGTGAAGCGGGACCGAGCGAGAACGACAACAACGCCATGTTGTTCTTCTTGCGTGATCGGGTCGAGAAACTTCGTGACGCTGTGGATCCGAATGCAGGCATCATTCTGGTCCATCACACCCGCAAGCTTTCAAAGAAACAGGTCGATGAGGATCCGTTCCAGGCGCTTTCCGGCGCAGGGGCGCTTCGGGGCTACTACAGCTCAGGCATGATCCTGTTTCGTCCTGATGAAACGCGCTCTGAACGCAAGCTCATCACGGAACTGCGCAACGGCCCAGCCCTGGCGGCAAAGATCGTCGATAAGGACGGTGGCCAATGGGTTGAGATTGATCCGTCATCAGAGAGGCTGATCCGTCAGGAATATGGCGAAAAGCTCGATGCCGAACGCCTGCGTAAACGCGACGTTATTCTTCAGGTTCTCTTCGAAGAAGCTCTGGGCGGGCGGGTTTACACCGCGACCCAATTTGCCGAGCGGTTTGAAAACCGGGCCGGTTTGGGTGGCCGGAGCACCATTGCTGAACGCGTCAGTGTTTTAACCACCAAAGGCTACATCAAATATTTCCGTAACCCGGAAGATCACGATCTGCCGCCTCTGCCGCGCACCCGCTACGGCTATCTCTGCGTTCAGGGCATGCAGTTGGGGGAAGCCGAGGACGTTGTGGATGAGGAAACCGGTGAGGTTTTCCAAAGCGTCCATCAGCTCCTTCCGACCCATTACAAGTGCCATCAGTCAGGGGCCGTTCTGGAGGTCGAAAGCCCGCACAACTGGGTCTATCACGATGAGGAGATGGACCATGAATAGGGGGCAAATTCTCGGCTGTGATTTCTGGAGTCCATGGAGTCCAGACATGCTCTGGATTCAAACTTTCAATGAAAACAGTCGGTTATGGTCAATTCAGAAATCCAGCCGGATTCCTGTCTGGATTTCTGGATTCCTGACGAAACGTGAGGATTTCTGCGGCTTTCAGACCCCAATCAGAAATCCAAGTGAATACCTCCCCCTAAAGGGGGAGAGGGCTACGCCAGCGCTGACGCTTGGCGAACCCTCTTCGCCATGGTCGTCGATCCTGCCCGACCATTTCTCCCATCAACATTGTTCAATCAACATGGAGGCAATTATGCCAGCACCAACCTCTGTCCAAATTCCACCTGACCCGTATGACGGTCCTCTCAAAATTCTGGCCCTGGATCTCGGCACCAAAACTGGATGGGCCGTCTGTTTGCCTGACCGAACCATCACCAGCGGTATTGCCGAATTTAAAAATGATCGCTGGCAAGGCGGCGGCATGCGCTTTCTTCGGTTCAAGCAATGGCTCACCGAGGTCAAGCAAATGGCCGGTGGTCTGGATGCTGTGTTCATTGAGGAGGTCCGTCGTCATGCCGGTGTGGATGCCGCCCATGTCTATGGGGGATTTCTCGCTCATGTGACCGCCTGGTGCGAACACCACGCCATTCCTTACGAGGCTGTCCCGGTCGGCACGATCAAACGTCACGCAACAGGCAAAGGGAACGCCAACAAGGAAGCCATGATTGAGGCCGCTCGCAAACGTGGGTTTGAGCCTGTCGATGACAACGAAGCCGATGCTTTAGCGATCCTTGATTGGGCCGTGGTCAATCGTGGTGGAGGGGCGGATCAATGAACGGCGAAATGATGCTCAAACAGGCCGCTGCCATTGTCGGCAATCGTCGGGAAACTTATGGAGAGCCGTCTGCCTCCATGACGGCCATTGCCAAGCGCTGGTCGATCACACTGGGCCAGCCCATCACACCCTCGCAGGTGGCTCTGTGCCTGATTGATCTGAAGCTGGCGCGGCTGGCCCATGACCCCGGACATCTCGACAGCATGATTGATGTTGCGGGTTATGCCGCCGTGCTGAAGGAGGTGAGCCGATGAGATGGCACCCTCCCGGATACGGCGGTTCGCGCCGTGATGCCGATCAGGTCAAGCGTGATGGTTGGCAGGAGCAGGGCATGTTGGCGGTTTCCATTGAGGATGACCGTCTGACCTGGCCTGAGAAGGAACTCGTTCGCCAATTGGGCGACAGGCTCTATGGCAAGCGAAAGGAAGAAGCTCATGAGCAATGATCAATGGACAGCCTCCCTTGTGGAGGAGCGGTTGGCGGAAGCCGCAGGGGTGTTGAAGCGTCTGCCTGAAGAAAAGGTGCAGGGCTATTTCTCGGCTTGGCCTGACGTCGTTCACAACATCCATGAATCATTTGGTTGGCATGACCCCGTGCTACGCAGGCCCTGGCCGTCTCCGGGATCCATTGACCGGATGGATGAGGCGATGCAATGGCTGCAGTGGCTGGAAGCAGACGTTGCCAAGATCTGCTGGTTTCGTGCGGCGGGCGAGCGCTGGAAGAAGATCTGCGGACGAGTGGGATTGCAGCGCACGGCAGTCCATCAACGCTACCTTTTTGGTCATTGTGTCATTGCCTGGAAGCTTAACGGTCATAGGGTGCCGCGTAATTGTTCGCGTCGTAAAGTGATAGAGATGGTTCAATCGGCGAAGGCATGAGTAGGGGATAGAAAGGTGTTCGGCGAACACTTTTCGCGCGGACAA